AGCAATTTGGATTGCAGACAGTTTTAACAGCTAGACGCATTCAACGCTTGGTCACTGGACGCTTTAAGCACGATACTGATGGATTCTTAAATCGCATAGAGCAAGTTGCCACTAACGTTTTGTATATAAAAACTACAAAATTTTTGGAAAAGTGGGATTGGATTTTCCTTGTGCCTGTCAAATATTTAGAGAATGAGCACTTTGTTGAGTTCGTTAACTGGTATTATCAGGAAGAAGTTAAGAGTTATTTAACTAAATTCTATTGGTCTGCTTATACACTTATCTTCCTCACTGTATTTGTGAGTTGGAAGTTGTGTATTTGGTTAAATCTTTTTATGTTCATGTACTGTTTTACATTTAAGAAAAGTTTGACCAAGAAGCTTCTCATTGATGAACTTCGCGAGCGTAATGATTCATTACCTATTGTTATTCGTAACGCTCGTGATAAATATGCTAAGGCTATCTGTTACACATCCATTGGATTGGCATCACTATATGTATTGTCCAAGATTTACAAAGGATGGCGAAGTTTACAGCAACAACATGGTTCTCTTGAACCCAAAAATGAAGAAGAAATAAAGCAGCGTGATGCTGAAAAGGATGTTTGGAGTCCTGTTTATCAGCGTTCACTACCTTTGAGTGATAAGTCAAAACGTCTTGAATTAAAGGCTATTATTGATATTGTCACAAGGAATTTGCGCTATGTTTCAGTTGACAACGGCACTAATGTATTGATGGCGAATATGCTATTTTTACGATCAAATGTTGTTGTTTTGCCAAACCACTATTTTGAAGGAACTGATGTACTTCATATTAAAGCCAGAAAGGAAAATCCTGAGGCTGGTGGTGGCTACTTTGAAACGTCGCTTCATCTTCATGCGTCACATCTTATACCTGACACTGATTTAAGGATATGTTATTGTCCAAGCGGTGGCACATTTAAGAATATAATTGATTACTTTCCCATTGGTGATCTTCAGAAGCTTGCATTCCGCATGCTGTGGCGTAATAAACAAGGGGAAATTGTGGATTTTTGTGGTGCAGGAACACCCAAGATCACAAACAACGGTGCCGAGCAATTTAAAGGCATCGAATACACTACCCTATCAAAAAACACTTTCGCAGGTTTATGCGGAGCTGTGTTGGTATCTGAGGGTAAAGGCAATGCAATTGTCGGCTTCCATCTAGGTGGTATTGCTGGCACTCCACGTGGTTGTGCAGGCACAATTACACAGGAGCAAATTTTGCGTGGCATTTCGGAATTGGAAAGAGTCGAAGGAGTACTTGTTACTGGCTCTAACTCTAAATTCGAACCTCAGTGCTTGGGCATTACGGTTCTCACAAATGAACCCGTGCATCCCAAGAGCCCTATCAATTTCCTACCTGAAGGAAATCAATTCGACTATTATGGGTCGTGCGTTGGACGCTCGACTTATACTTCCGATGTTCGCAGGACACCCATTTCGGAATCAGTTGAACAACACTGTGGGCAACCAAATATATGGGGTAAACCCAAATTCCATCCTGATTGGTTTGGATGGAGCACATGTTTGAAC